GGCAGGATCTACCGGGACATTAACGGTAACGTGTATCACAGTGTAACTAGAATACTAAAAGAGACAAGCGACACCTCCGGACTGGAGCGCTGGGCCGCCCGCCTCGGCGAAGTAGAAGCCACCTGCCAGCGCAATGTTGCAGCAAACAGAGGCAACATGACACACAATCAAGCAGAATACTTATTAAAAACCTCAATGCAATTAGCCCGTTCTACAGCAAACAAACGCAACTCTATCCGCTGGGACGAACAAGGCCTGGCGCGTATCCCTGCCCCCATCACCCAATGGGCACTCAAAAGGGTACGCCCCAATGTTCCCCCCGTAGGATTCAGCGCAAAAGGTTACGCTCGTTCACTATCTGACTGGATCGCTGATAACGTAACCGAGATTTTTGCCTCCGAATTTTCCATTCACCACCCGGCAGGTTTTGCTGGAACAGCAGACGCCCTGCTCACCTTAAAAGGTAAACAAGGCATTCATGTTGTCGACTGGAAGACTAGCGTGGGGCGCAAAACCGACCGCGACGACAGGCTTCCCAGTGGCCATTCATATATCGACCAGTGTGGAGCGTATTCACTGGGACTCAAGCATTTAACCGGCTTAAAAGCATCTGGCGCCGTGATTGTACTGGCACGTCGATGTGGCACTCCAAACGTTCACTACATGGATGCAGCGGAACTGGAACAGGCAGAGCAGTCATTCATGGAACGCTGTCACAGATACTTCGATGCCATTCAAGAGGCCATTCACGCTTAAAAATTCATTCACTGGAACGCCATTCAAGGCCATTCATGTATTGTTTCGGCCATTCATACTGCCAATACCTGGCATTTATTGGCGATCCTGCTAATACTTCCTCCCATGCTGGGAGTTCTATAGGAACTTGCCTGGCACTCAGCCTTGGGGCGTCTTGGGGTGTGTCTCATGAGTCTCACTGAGAATGGTACTGATAATCATTCTCAAGCCAAGGCAAGAGGAAGGGCTCCCGTGGTGGGAGCCGGATTGGAGCGCTAGTGGATCGTGACGGTAGCGGTTCCGTTGATTGGAACCCCCAGCCTGTAGGCAGCCCCGGCAGAAAGATCAACGGATCCGCACTCACACCTATCGGTAACTGGCACGGTTAGCACTCTGCCGCGGTGCTCAACACGCAAGCGGGTGCCGCACGGCAAAAAGGGATGCGCCGCGCTGATTCCCCAGTGCTGGTACGTTTGCCCACAAGCGGTTGGGCGTCCGTGATACCAGGGGTGATATACCGTTGCCGTAACTTGCCTGGCATCAGCTGGCGCATGGATGGCCGCCAGCAACCACAAAAGGGTAAGCCGCTTCATGCTGCCCCCTTGCGAGAGGGTTGGCGCTTCCCTGCATCACTGCGTGTCTTGCGTGGCGCACCTTTACTGGCACGGGTCCTAGCGGCTGGCGCCTTAGGCGGTTCCGGTGTGCGCGAAAAAACTCCCGTAGCTTGTGGAAAAAGTTCTGGGGGGATGTCGGCGCCACCGTTGAGGGCTTGGGACGCACGCCAGTAAGGCACGAGTTCGCGCCACACCTGCAGCGGGCCCTCTTTACCGTGTGCAGCCTGCAAAGCCAGCAAATCCGCCCAATCCGAAGCCTCGATGATGGAACGCTCCACTGCCCATCGCAGGTCGCGTAGGTGGCGCTTCTCAAGGCGCAACTGCTCGCGCTCAGCCTCTCGCGCTTCCCTCTGGCGGCCTTTTGTGGTCCACTCACCGCCAGTCACGAGAAAACCTCCCGCATCAATGCGTCGCAGTGCTGTTGGCACGCTGCTACCGCTTCGGGCCCCAGTTCCTGCCGCTCGCAGGTTCCGCCAGTTAGGCAGAGTCCTTCACTAGCTGGAATGGCTTGGAACGTTGAGAGGTAGTAAGCCGAGCACTCAATGCCGCCTGGATACCGGAAGACGACAATCGGTTCCGGATGACCGCCTGGGACTCTGTGAATCGCTTCCAAATGCACCGAGAGGGTTTGCCCCTGGCGCGTGGTGGTGTGCATGGTTCCCTGTGGGTTGGGGATACCCTGCGACATTAGCGCAAGGGTCAACCCTTGCCAGCTGGGGCTGATGTAGTATTGTGGGCGAGCACACCAAGGCACACCCTGCCATGCAAACCACCACACCAAAAGCCAGCCCCGCTCTGCTGGAGCGTATTGATCGTCTCGCCGGATGCTCCGGCCACTGGCTGCTGATCCGAGACGGCGAACCCGAGCGCGATGGTTTCGGCTCCTGGCACCAGACCCCAGAGCGCCATCTCGAAACCTGCCTATCCGAGCGCTGGCGCGGCGTCTCCCTCGGTTTCGTGCCCACCTACTGCGGCTGGAGCGATTACGCCAGCACCGGCCTAGTGGGCAAGGCTAATTTCAACGTCTTAACCGATCCCGCCAGCACACCCGATCCCCTAGGCGGCATCTTGACTGTCGGTTACGGCTGGAACGGCGAAGGCGTTGTGCTGGATCTGCTGCGGGTTCCGGCTGACGTCATCGAAACCGTTGAAGCACTGGAGCATTACTCGCTGATCTCTAAAGACGAGCACTTTACGCTGGAGCTGGAAGAGATCGACCGTGCTTGGCAAGACTGCTACGCGTCAGAGTGGCGCGACGCAATCCGAGATCAGCTGGCTGCCTATTGTCCTGTGGACGTGCTGGAGCGTAACGCTTACGGCCCCAGCACCGCGAAGTATTGGGCAGATGATCAGCTGGACTCCCTGCCCGATGATCAGCTGGAGCGCGATCTGCTGGAGCTTTTCAACGCTTGCCGCGAAATGGCCGGCGAGGAATGGGAAGTGCAGGACCTGAGCACTGGCGCCTACATCAGACTGGAGCGGATCGCCGCAGGAATCGACCGCTTGGATCTCGTGGGGCTAACCGGCCTGGCACTGCTGCCGCTTGATCAGGAATGGCGCCGGGAGTCCTACCCGTGGCCGGATGGTTCCCGGGACGCACTGGCTCCTGCCTTGGCTTGACACCGGGCCGGATCCGGTTCTACACTCACACACGAGACCCAACCCATAGGCTCGAATCATGACTGACACCACATTTCACTGGACAGGAACCCACGTCAGCGGTTCCCGTGCCTGCGCGGTCGTCCGATACGCTGGCGCCACTGACACCCGTGGTAGCCGCTGGCTTGCCACAATCAAGCGTGACTCTGACACCACTTGGCGTGGGTCAGCCACATTCCAGGAAGGGCCCATAACCGCTGCACTTCGGGCAGCTGGTAAGGCCGGCGTCGAGTGGCAGGCTCTTACCTGTCACAGCATCGATGCAGACACTTACGCCGTGGGGTTCTGAGCGATGCTGGAAACTCTCACCGTTTGGGATGTCGAGCTTACCGATACGTTTGGCGGAGAGGCTAACTACAGCTGGGTGCGACGTGATCAGCTGGCGCTGCCGCAGGATGCCAGCCGTAGGCAGATTGTGACGGCTGCCAAGGCTGCGCTAGGTCTGACAGGTTGTCGATGCCGGACGTTCGAGCACGGCGAGGGATTCGAACTGCGGCCCGTAGGCAGTTGTACCGTTGCTTTTGTCTTGCCGTCCTACTGACTGGCGCACCCACCGATCAACGGCCCGGCCTTAGTGCTGGGCTTTTTTTGCGGCGCTCGCTTCGCTCGCTTGCAAAACGTGAGAGTGGAGAGGTTAGCATTGGACTATAGAGTTTGTGACTCAAACGGTGCCTGATTCCGACGAGTTGGAAGTAACGAAACCTACGACCGTTGCCAACGACGAGTCCAAGCGCTGGCGTGGCGGTAAGGGGTCGAGCGTGCGTTTAGAGGAGCGGGCTAACTGGTGTTATGCGGAGATTTTGAATGGGGGCACGCGCAGGCAGATCACCCAAAAGCTCGCGGATCGCTTCGGCGTGTCTGTCAGAACAGCAGACGACGACTACAGCCGCGCGGCAGAGATGCTTAAAACGGAGCAGATTGCTACAAGAGGCGATCTGCTGAACCAAATACAGGCACTGAGGCTATCTGCCTGCCGTAAGGCCATGGCGAAAGGCCAGCTGCAGACTGTGGCGATGCTGCTCAAAGACATGGGTGCGGTGATTGGAGAGGCTGCACCCGAGCAACAGGCAGCCGCTGCCCCCACGCTGAACATCACGGTTGAAGACAAGCGGCAGGGCTAGGCAAACAACCGATAGTGTGCAACAATGGGAGAGTAAGCAAACCAAGCTTCCTCATGAAAAGCACCCATCCTGCGGTGATCCACGCACGCCACGTCTTCGCGGGCGACGTTCCGAACGAGACCGGCAAGCCCTGGCGCGGTTGGCTGATTGCCGGCCTGTCAGGCGGTGGTGGCTGGGTCGCCGTACGCCAGGCTGACCCTACCGGCCCAATCCGTGTATTCCCTTGCTGCTCACTGGCGCAAGCTAAGGCAACACTGCTCGCCAGCTAAGCGTACCCCTCTTTTCCCTCAAGCCAACCACGCTACCCACCATGAATCGCATCCTGACCCTGGCCGCTGTGCTTACCGCTTGCGCGGTGCTCGCTATGGGCGCCGATAATCAGAATCAGCTGGCACGTTGTGAGTCTGCCGGCCGCTCGGCTACAGAGTGCCGCTTACTCGTGCTCGGGCGCTAGCGAAACAACGTAACAACATAAAGCCGGTGTCGTATCACCGGCCTTTTATGTTGACACGATATAACGATACTGTGATACAACATGGGGGTATGTTCGTGATTCTGTGCTGCGGTTACGGGACCCAGGGAACCTACTGACACATTCTCAATTTCTTCTTCTGTACTACACCGGGGGCAGGGTTGCGATTCCTGTAATACCCTAGAAGGTACCCATACCTCAAAAAATGCCCGATTCTGCTGGAGCACTCACCCTCCGCTACGCGCAAGGCGAAGTTTTCTCCAGCCGAAAACGCTTCAGAGTGTTGGTAGCTGGCCGAAGGTTCGGCAAAAGTTATCTGTCATGTATCGAGTTATTGCGTGGGGCGATCGAAAGGCCGGGCGAAACCTTTTTCTATGCCGCCCCTACATACCGGATGGCGAAAGACATTGCCTGGAAGGTAATGAAACGCCTCGTCCCAAAAGCTTGGATCAAGAGCAAGAACGAAACGGACCTCAAGATCGAGCTGGTGAACGGCTCAACGATCGAACTGAAGGGCACTGAAAACGCAATGGCCCTACGAGGCCGCAGTTTGGCCGGCGTGGTGCTCGACGAAGCCGCCTTCATGGACGCCGAGGTCTGGTTCGAGGTGATCCGCCCAGCGCTTGCCGACAAACAAGGCTGGGCACTCTTCATCTCCACCCCAGACGGCACCGCCAGCTGGTTCTACGACCTCTGGTGTTATTGCGAGGAAGGCGACAAGGACTGGCAACGCTGGCAATTCACCACAATCGACGGCGACAACGTTCCACCAGAGGAAATCGAAGCCGCCCGCTCCCAACTGGATCCCCGCACCTTCCGCCAGGAATTCGAAGCCAGCTTCGAAAACCTCAGCGGCCTTGTCGCAGTCTCGTTTGGCGACGACAACATCAACAAAGAGGTACAGGATCTACCGATCTTGCCTTTGCTGCTGGGTCTCGACTTCAACGTCGAATTTATGGCGGGCGTATTTGCGGTCAAAAAAGGCGAAGACCTGTGGGTATTTGACGAATTGATCCTTACTGGTGGCGCGACAACGTGGGATTTCTGCGAAGCCGTCCAGCAAAAGTTCGGAATTGAGCGCCGAATTATCGCTTGCCCCGACCCGACAGGTGGTGCCCGTAAAACAGCTGGCGTAGGCCAGACAGACCACTCAATCCTCCGCAAATCAGGCTTTACGGTGTCCAGCCCCCGCGCACCATGGAAAATCCGCGACAAAATCAACGCGGTCAACATGGGTCTGCTCGACGCAACAGGTCGCCGCCGTATTTTTATCCACCCACGCTGCAAGGAACTGATTAAATCCCTGCGAACCCTTACATACGCACCAAACACGGGTTTACCCAACAAAAACTTGGGGGTTGACCACG